TGGGCCGTGCTGGAATCGAACCAGCGACCAGCGGATTAAAAGTCCGCTGGACGTTAGCAACACTATGGAAGAAACTCCGTAACCGCCTCCGCATAAGCAGAATAATGACTAGGTGTCAAGTGCGCATAGCGACGAACCATTGACTCAGATTGCCACCCGCCCAAGTCTTGCAAGACATACAGCGGAGTGCCCGCCTGAGCATGCCAAGAGGCCCAGGTATGCCGCAGATCATGCCAACGAAAATCCTGTATCCCTGCCCGCTGTAACGCCTGATGCCAAGCACGAGTATTTACCCAACGAATAGAACGACCACAATAAGTAAACACCCATTCATGATGCTGTCCACGTTGCGCCTGAAGCACCTGTAAAGCATGCAACGATAACGGAATCCGGATCGCCTGCCGCCCCTTCGCCTGATCAGCAGGAATACGTAAGACCTTACGGACAAGATCGACCTGATCCCAACGCAATTTCAATACATTGGCCTGACGCAATCCGGTTGACAAAGCAAAAATAACCATAGCGCGCTGATGCAATGGCAGCTCAGACAACAACGAGCGAGCCTGAACAGGTGTCAACCAGCGAACCCGCTTTGTCGGTTCTGGAAACAGTGAAATATGAGGACACCGATCAATCCACAGCCAAATATCAAACGCACGGCGCAGGATAGAACGGATCAACGCCAAATAACGATTTGCAGTGGATGAGGAAGTCTCAGCCGCTTTTAGCGTAGCCACACGCAAAATTAAATCGCTATCAATAGCAGCTAACTTCTTTCCAGCAAAGTAAGAAGCCAACCAGCGTAATTTAGCGGCGTCTTCATGCGCCGTTGCTTTACGAGATTTTTCAGATAGCCAGCGCAATGCAGCATCAGCCCATAAAAAATGAGACATAAGCTCTCCTAGATTATTAATCTTCTTGGGATGGTATGGCGAAGAAATTGCAGGGCGGCCTTGCCGCGAAAGAGAGCTAGCGCATCACTAACACGCCATAACAGCGGTTTTGCATGAGGAAGTAAGCGGAGAACGCGGAGGATAAATCGGAACCTTGATCTAGTCAGCACTGCAAAGAACGCAGACTAGAAGCGTCTCCGTAGGGGGCTAGCCCCCTACACCCCCGTTTGATCTACACTAGGCAGAAAACAAGAGAGAAAATGACAATGACGCAAAAAGAACACAACGCAGAAATTATCAATGAACGAGAAGCCCAAATTGCAAAAATACTGACCGAAACCAGCAAGCTAAACGCAGAAACAGCAAAGATTCAAGCTGAAATTCACGAAGTAAATGCGCAGACAAAAAAACTAATAGGAGAATCAAAATGGTATCCCGTGGTAGTTGGAAGCAGCCTCATTGCAGCAGGAGCTACAGCAGCAACATTGTTCATCAAGCTATTCCACTGAATAAACAGCGTAGAAGCTATGTATTCATCTACAAGCAGCATTAACAGCATTATCTACGGCAGCAGTAGCCTCGTAGGAGCGATTAACGCCCATCTGATCCAAAATAACAGCACGCTGTCTTCTTGCAGCATCGCAAGATGATTTTTGCACAGGAATAGATGAACCAAGAGTGTGAGAAACACTACGCTGCAAACGATCGTTAGCATAACGTTGTTGCAATTCTTGATCGACCTGATAACGACGCAAAAGCTCGTCACTACTAGGAGGGGAATCAGGAACAGCTTGCCAAGTTCTCACTTCAACCCCAGAAGAACAAGGTTCAGACTGATAAGAAACGCGTCTTTTATACAAACATTTATGAACTAACTGATCGGCAAAAACACGACAAGAAACAAATAAACTAAAAAAAATGAATAAAAAAGAGACAATTCTAAAATTCATAAGCTCATCTCATAAAAGACACAAGATTGCTAATCATGAGCATATGCATACTTTTATTACAAGAAAAACCTACAGATATAAAAAACAGCAACAACTTTATTTATCAAACTATTCCACTAATCTGAGAACCACATCAATAAAAAACTAGGCCGCCCTACACGGCATATACAATTATGAATATAAAATAAATGAATTATGAATGAATCATAACTGGCATGATAATTGCGTTATTGACAGAAGAATAAAAATATGAATGAAAATCTTTTATAGAGACCAAAAAACTAACGCGAAAACGAAGAAACACGCCCTAAATCATCACGATGCTCATAGCCAGGTGATTCCGGAAACGTCCCCATAGCACGCTCCCCCTTCTCTATCATACTTCCCTGAACGGCAGGGGCTCCGCTCGCATCACTCGCTGCGCTCGCAATACTCCCTGCGCCCTGTTGATCACGGGATAAATTATATAAACGCGGGTCCGTTTCACGAACAGGCTCCCGCCAAGGCCATGCTGTCGCTACCAAAACATGACTAAGAACAGAAATACGCACCCCATAAGAGTGCACAGAGACATCAAAACCCAAAGCACGTAACTGTTCTAAATCAAGCTGCTCAATCACCAAATTCTCCGTATTAATCCATTGCACCCAAGCACGATACTCATGCCCTACCTGCGCAAGCGCAGCCAAACGCAACCGCCCCTTGGCATTAAGATCAAAAATATAACGTTGCTCAGGCCCCAAATCTGACAAAGGATCAACAGGAGGTACCACAGGAGCAGACACGTCTTGATGCACAGGACCAGAAACAACCTGACCAGGTTTAAACACTTGTCCTACACCCGAAGAGGAAGAACTAGAAACATTATGAGCAGAAAGACTAGTACTCCGAAAAAAACGAGAATAAAAATGAAACCCCACAACACCAATTGCCAAGAAAAAAATAGCCTTTATTAACATCACTGCCCAGACTGTTCTCTTACCCTGAGAATACACCTCCGTATTGCGTGCCCCTGGGGCATACCCATCATAAAGAGGAAAAATAGACGCATCATATTTAAACGTCTGACTCCCCACCTTTTCAAACTTACCTGCCGCCACAGTATGGTAATACGTCACACGATAACGATTCTTGAGACCAACAACCGTCAATTTCTGAAAACTATGCTTACGTTCAATACGTGCACGAATCGCAGGATGCATCCGCTTAATCCACTGCGTCATCAGCACTGCATCACCGCCATTCTGACCCAATAACGCCCAGAAATTCTCTATCTGAGGCGCTAACGGTGCACGAGATTCAACATAAAACTCATGCACCTCATCAATAACGATCAACACATCCTTAAAACTATCTTCAATACACCATTCGCCGTCAACTTCATCACGATAACAAACGAATGTATTTAATACATCATCCGTATTGACAACAAAAAGAAGTTCACGAATACGAGCCTCTGACATCACGCAAACCATTCAAACGTGCATAAACACGACGCCCCTCACGAAGAGCAGGAAGAATATGATGCTTCACTGCATCGTAACTTTTCCCAGAACGAGGCACACCCTCATTAAAGACCAACATCACCAAATACCTAAAGTCAACAAACGCCTAAATATAGAAAAAACAATCGCCGCACTAATCACGCGCATAGAATTAGATAACTGAAATACGTCAGCAAACCACACGACTGTACTACCAGCCTTACCTAACATATCCCCCAAGCTTTGCTGCTTCAGAAAATCAGGCCAAGGCAATACACCCACAACAAATAAAATCAATGAAAAACAAAAATCACAAAACAAAACAAAAACATCAGAGACAAAATCAGCTAAAGCAAGAAACATCTTAGTGATTAAATCCCAAATCCACTGCGTAAGATCAGTTAACCACGCAACCCTTAATATAAACATGATTCCTCCAACCTAACGCAAGGTAGCAATACGAACAGCAAAATAAGAAGCAATCGCAAAAATAATATAACCAGCGGACCTCAAAAAACTCAAAAAAACACCGCTGCAATGATAATCAAATGTCATTTCTGGCCAATACGCAGAAGCAGACAACGTAAATATAGGACATTCCCCAGATGCGGAAATGGTTAAAAAGGAAGAAATACCAGAAATAAAAGGAAGATCATTTACCTTAGCCTGATATCCTGATACGACGGTATCCAATGTCTTACCATTACGTTTATAAAGAACACCAGTCCCTGAAGGTGAACCACTACCAGGTGTATCCTTATCACCACCTGATTTATCACCGCCACCCGACTTATCACTACCGCCGCCACTACTCTGACCACCAGAACTACTAGAACCACCGCTAGAACCGCCACCAGAAGAACCAGTAGAAGCAAATGTAGTTGTATTATAATTGTTATAAGTATTATTAATAATCTGAGTAGATGTGCCCTTACCATCTACACGCCAATCACCCTTATCCTTAGGCGCGTCCACAGGAGCAATAACTGGAACATCAACTTTATTCAATGTTGCTGCATGATTACCATCAGAAGCAATCTGAGTTCCCACCTCACCTGGTTTCCAACAATACTGATGCCCAGTCGATGAAGTAGCACAATATTTACCGTCCGGCCTCACACACTGCGTTAATGTGCCCATATGTGTACATTCATCTTTAACGACATCCTGAACAGGAGGCGTATCCTGACTAGACTCAGAAGAAGAACCTGGCGGAGAAAGAACACACAAATTCCCATTAGGGGTCATACCAGGCAAAACATACCTAACCTTGCCGTCATCTTGTCCTACACCAATAATCCCATGAGAACGATCCAAATCATAAGAACAACCATCATAACAAGCCGTAGACGGAACACGCACACCAGAAGGAAGCGTTAAACCAAGAAGTGATTTAGGAGAACGCGTAAGACAAGTTTTCCCCTCAGGATAAACCCGCTGAAAATAGACCAGACTATTACTACAACTATCAGAAGAGGGATAACCGGGCGCAGTGGTATACCCCCCAAAACCAATAATATGACCATCATCAGTCATAGGACAATCAACCACCTGCAAACCAGGAATATTACTATCCTTCAATTGATTAGAACGCCACATCTGATAACTTGCACTAGCGATAGCATAAGCCTCGCCCCTATCTAAACACTGACCAGGGTCCCAATGCGGCTCACCAATCTCGCAAGCAAAACTAAAACGAGAAATAAAAAGAATCACAAAAAAAACGAGTATGCGAAAAATACTCATGAAGCATCCAGCCCCTTAACAGCAGCCCATCCGCATAAAGCACCCAAGAAACAAGAGAATAAAGTAATCATCAAAGCACACACCCCCACCAGCCGGTGAAGAGCGACACAAAAAGTGTCGCTCCAATAATTTAACCGAAGAAACCAGCGACTTTTTTCGCACCCCACTTAGTAAAACCTACCAATGCAATTAAAGCAGCAGCACCAATGAGAGCCGCCGCCGCCGATTTAACATCAAGTCCAGATAAAATATCAGCCATACATCACCTCGTTTATTGATTATCGGCTATCAAAAAATGTCGCAACGGTGCCGATAATACGCGCCACGACATACCAACCAATCACAGTAAAAGCCACAGTGGTAGAGGTCTGAATAACAGTTTTTATATCAGGCACCTCAAACACACGTTGCACCAACTGATAAACCCCATACTCTGACCCGCTGACCAATACATACCCCGTACAGTCAGACACACCTTGACCTGTAGCTACCAAGGTACCATCAGCTTTTAAAGAGACGCAGAGGGCCATGACTTAACAAACATTCCCAAGACAAGAAAAAAAACATAATCAACAAAAAACAACAAAAAAAAACTCTACACACCAACACAAAAACAAAGAAATAACTAAAACAAAAAACGATAACACGACACTAATCAGGACACCTTAGAAGAAACAACAGAAAGAGGTTCCTTACTAGCAAACTCCTTTAATGCAGAAGATAAAGAAATCAACTTAAGACGTCTTAATACCAAGTTTCCATAATCATCTATCCCATAAGAATCAGGATGGATTAAATACTCACCAGGGGGATACAAAGGTGCCGAACCCAACTTCAAGCTAAATACAGTTTCATATGCGCCCCCCATCACCACAGCAGCACGCTGTTCCCGAAAAATCTGCGGCCCCGTCTTAGTATTTACAGAACGCTCAATAAGAACATTATCTTTCACTCTCACAATAGACATAAATCACCTAATAATTAAATTTAAAGAAATCCATAATGACTTACACACACACGCCCACAGAACAATCTATTAACGTCTCTCGCAAATACGCAAGCAAATCCCCTCCCCTACAAATACGCCGAAAACGAGAAGGCAAGCCCTCACGCTCCACACGATCAACAATAAAATCAGAAAACCCACACCCCAACGCTTGACGCAACACCCCTAACGCAGGCCCGACCTGACGACGCAGCCAGCGAACCAACGCCTCACCTGTCGCCTCCACATGCTTTACCACCGTCCGAATACGACTCACAGGAGAAACAACAACAGAAGAAAATAACTGGCACAAATAATCATAAGAACCACGCAAATAACGCATGGGTTCCTCTAATAAGTCAAAAGGAATCACAGCATGCTTGGCATATAAACGCACCTCATAACGCACCCAGGGAGATTCAGCCACACCAAGCTGCTTGCCTTTCTCATAAATGCACAATTGCTTATGCCCACGTTGCCCCACATACAACGTACACCCAGACCCGCCTCCATGATCATCTAGAAAACGCGTACGCGGAGGAGTCCCACCAGAAGAAAACAACAAACAACCACCCGCAGGAGCTAAATGCTCACGCGCAAGGGCCTCATGATGCCGAACCGTCCCCAATATACCGTCATAGTCATCATAAGCCACATCACAACGAGTAATCCGCGCATCCAAAGAAGCCAATGAACGTTTCACCTTTGACCAATCATGAATATAACGGCAAGCCGAACCCGTCAAACTAATACAATACGAATCCGCATTGCCATCCCAACCAATCTTGCCAACCAGATCCCCATTAGAATCTATAATAGAAGCACTTGAATTATAAAAATGCCAACGCACAGAGGTATGAGAACCCACGATGACATCATCAACGCTCAAACCAAATAACAAGTAAAGAAGAAAACGAGGCTCATCAAAATAACCCGCCTCTGCCAAACGGGCATAACTAAAAACAACCGTCAAATAATCGATAGAAACAGGATAAGACCCAACAACACCCTTTTGGCCCGTATTACTGTTCGGGCCAACCCTCTTTTCACCGGACGGAGCAGGAAACACATAAGACGGCTCTACACGATCGCGACGCGTCTCATATAAGCGAGCAGCCTTCTCAACATCAGCACGACGCTCACGCTCCAAAAAATTAACATAAACCGCAGAATCAGAAGAAGAAGAGCGACGAGACATAAAATACCTCCACATAAAAAACTATAGAAAGCATCAACCGCAGCGATCAATGCGATTCAAGAACAACAGCAACAAAAAATCGAGAAAAAACACAAGCCTTAAAATAAAATAAACAACAGAGAACACAAAAACACAAGAACACAAAAAAGGAACAAACGAAGATAAAGAATGAGATACAGAATGAGCAAAATAATCCTGAAAACCAGAAGTCGGTTGAACAAGAATTAATAAGGATAAACAAATAAACAACAGAATCGACAAAAAAAACGACAAGAGAAGATTAAAGAACCGCCTAACAATCGGAAAATAAAAAAAAGACCGAATCGAATGATATCTTGAATACACAGCCTGAATAAAACGCATCATCAAAAATTCACCCAAGAAAACTATACTTGATTATGAATGTTTTGAATAACGTAATAGACAAAAAAAGCGAAGGATATGGGGATTAAGACCCAGCCAAAGGTAGAAGACAAGCACCAAACAATTAGATAAATGAAAAAGCATGCCAAGGCCCCACAAAGAATAGAAAGAACTGCAACAATAGCCACCCTAACCAAAAAGAGACATTCAAAACTCAGCTTCTCGCAATTCCATAAATCAATCATACTAATGATTACCTTAATAAATAACACTCATCTAATTGATCTAATGCCGCAGCACGGACAGACATCCAAAAATCAAACTGCTGAGGTAGCGTATCTTCCCAAAAATCCAATTGACGAACGTACATCTCAGCAATATTCAATGCCATGCGTGCGCCTCGCTCAGTATCAGTAATCCGCATAAGGAAGAGAAGATAAACGGTGTTTCAATTCTTCAAGCTCAGAAACAATATCCATTGTATTGATATACATTAAATGAATCTTATCGAATATAAACTCATCTGAAACCTTAGAAGTAATACGATACATGCGCACTAAAACACCTTGAATAATCTCAACATTAGATTCAATAGTAGAAAAAGATGTACTCATAAGAGAAATATACTGCTGAGCCGAAAGAGGATCAGAATCTAAAGGAGCTAACTTAGACATTTAAATCATCCTCTAAAGCAGCATCTACATCTCCGAGAAAACGCGCCACCCATTCTGCAGCTTCGTTAATACGACCAGCGACATAACGCCTCTCCTTATACATACCTACCCCGCATCTCTCATAGTCTAAATGCTCAAATTTATTCTTAACAGAATCCAAGTCTTGGACTAATTTCCCAATAGAAGCTAATAAAAGACGTTTTGAAACCGCAGATGGTTCACCTAAGGACTTAAAAGACATACCGTCATGTGGATTACGCGTAACGACTTCCAACATCTCAACACTCCTAATGTACACATCACTTTGGATTAGAAAACGACAGAGAAAGACGATAAAAAAAACGCTTTAATATAGATAACTCACGATATAAATCATTCAAATAACAAGACATTCTATGAAGACTGTGCAAGGTAACCTCATCCGTAACCTCAAAAGCAGAACGATCCATCTTCAAAAAAGACTCATTTATAAAATGATAGTTACGATCAAGATCAGAAATAAATAAAGACAAAGATTTTAAATACTGACGAGAAAAAGAAGAACAAAGAGGAGAAAAGACAGAAGCGCCCAATACAGGCCTCTCATTTTCCAACATAACGCCCCCCATCAAAAACTGACAAACGTTCCTCTGTAAGCTTAATAACAAACTCCAACCTAGCTTCAACATCTAAAATGGAATCCAAAACAAGGCTTTGCTCACAACAAGCAGCCCTCAACATTCCCTCTACTACATGAAGACGAGCAAGCGAGCACTTAATAATTTCATAGTAAAAAAAAGGATCAAACTGTTTAGATGACTGCTCATCAAAAAGACTTTCAGGAACCGCAGACACTTCGCTTTGATCATTCAACATCTCAACACTCCTACCGTGCCCTATCCTGTCTTAGAACACCTCCCCATCCAGGATAGGATGAATGGGGAAGTGGGTGCTCACTCAAGAGAGAACACTAAGAAGTGTACTCTAATAGGAGATCAATGCAAGCCCTTTAGAGAACGTTATGCAGCAAAAACTACTAATTGACCTAGCAATCCAGCACTCATTAAGAAATAGCCTGCGTGGACTTGCAGAACAAATAAATGTCTCAAGTGGAGTACTAAGCGAATGGCGCAATGACATAAAACCAATGCCAGACGAACGCATAGCCCAAATATGCAAAATAGCAGAAACGGACGGTGCAACATGGATGGCAAAAATCCACGCGGAAAAAGCACAATCGCCGACAGAACGTGCTGTTTGGAAATCAATGCTAGAGCGGCTAACTGCAACAGCGGCAACGCTGATAGTAGGCGCTAGCGCTAGTACCCCTAACGCTTCTCATGCGAGAATGGGAAATAAAGAGGATTTAAAACAAGCAGATAAGCTGA